ACCAACTGATCTGAAGAATAAGATAATAGCGGACTGCTATAATATGTATGAGCTATTGTCCGATGATTGTGCTAAAGACCAGGACCGCGATGCGACCAACGACATTGAAGGCGAGGCGATCCATATGGTCGCTGACAAGGCCGCTGACTACCTCAACTCCGTGATTATGACGGGCACTGGACAGATGGGCAAACACAAGATCCAAGGATTGTCCACGGTGCCGACTGACAAACGCAAGGCACTGGTTAACACCGTTAGTGAGGTCTTTGAAGAGTCTGTCGAAGATATTGATATGGGCACCAAATTGATGAAGAGTGGGGCAAAATCTAAGATAGCCGGGGCGGTTGATATGATATTAGAACAAGCAGAGGGGCCGAATGCGGTACCCACTGTTAGGGAAGTGCATACCCAGGCTAGCGCCGGTTGTGAGGCCGGAGTAGGGACAGGAGACATTACTAAACCCAGGAGGGCATTTAGAGTCCACAAGAGGAGGGATTTTAGGTCATATAGGAGTGCAGGCTCCATCGATGCCGATGAATCATTAACGTATTTCCTCAAGTGCAAGCATTTTATGAAACCCAGAGATTCAGGCACGCTACATCAAATGGTGTCGGACGCTAGGGTTCAAATGATGAAGGGTGGTTGCACGATGGACAGCGAAGTGGACTACGAGACCATGACTAGGGCCGTCATGGCAGCCTTCTTGGTGGATGCTACAGAGTTGGAATTTAGACAACGGCTGAAAAACGCTGATGTCTATGATGGTCTGGTAAAGGTGACTGAAGCAGCCAATGGTAATTTGGGGAGAATCGATCTGCTAGGCGCGAGAGCAGGTCAGGGCAATATCCTAGGTGGAATGTTGCCTCGTCTCAACCTTGACACCCCCAAGGTTTGAGCGTGTTTACTAAGCCGTCCAGCAATATGTTGTGGGCGTGTCGTACGGCCTATGAAGAAGGAATTTCCCATGCCTTATGCCCCTATGGAAGATGCCGTAGGGGCTGTAACCCAGTGTAAACGCATTAACGATGTGGAAGACTGGAGTTGGGAATGTTCTGGACATAGGTTGACCACGGTGCTGAAGACGAACGTAGACTTAGTAGACTCACATAAAGTAAGTACGTACCAACAGATACTTACCACCACATCCATCCCAGGAACAGAAGAACAACGGTACTGGAATAGGTGTGCCTGCAACGAACTAGACGGTCTGGATCGGAGACACTATCCGGCACCGCTACCTGAATTGTTTGCCCCAGCAAATGATCTACAATTAAGGTATGTATCAAACTGGAAGAGGTACATTGACGGCTTATTAGAGACCCAGCCGTACAAACCTGTGTCACATGGAGAAATGATGGCCTCGTGTAGAGCGAACATCAAGAAGAGATACCAGAAAGCTTACGAAGACATTAAGAGAGAACGTACGATATTCGATAAGAACACGTCGTACGTTAAGGCGTTCATAAAGTTTGAGAAAGTGCCGGCCTCCAAGATCGAGGGCGGCAAGGCCCCTAGGTGCATACAGTACAGGGATTTCAAGTACATGTATGCATTCAAGAGGGCGTTTCTCCCTATCACAAACGCCATAAAGAACTGCACTGCCAGGAACATATTTGGCCAGCCTGTTAACACAATTTTTACTAAAAATTTGCCGGGCCACCAAATCGCAGGAAGCATGCGTAGTCTTTGGGATAGTTTCTCTTTTTGTGTTGGTGTTTGCTTAGACCATAGGAATTGGGATGGACACTATGACAGGCCCTTGATGACAGTATCTAGGAACGCTTGGCGAAATTATGAGGCAGGCGGCACCGCTAAGGAGACACGTCGTACACTCCTTACTAGATGCCTAGATGAGCAATTCTGCACTAGGGGTAAAACATCTAATGGTGTTAGGTACTCGGCAAGGGGAAAAAGGTGTTCAGGGGAGTATACAACCTCTGATGAGAATGGGTCTGCAAACAAGCACATATTGGAGAGTGTGTTTAGTTATCTGATTGATGTTTTGATTGCTGATGGTGAGATTGAGGCGAAGCAGTGGAAAGTATATTTTGTCGTTAATGGCGACGACTCCGTAAGCTTCATGGAGGCCGAGCTTTGGCAAGCTATACAGACCATACCAGATTGGATGCGATTGTTTAGGAACCTTAATCAGGAAACTGAGATGGAGATTGCTGCATTCAATTTTGAACAGATATCTTACTGTCAGAGTTCGCCAGTTTACGTAAGAGACCGCTGGCTCATGGTCAAGAGCCCAATGCGTGCTTTGTCCCGCATTGCTTATACAGATAAGAAACTGGACGAGAAAACGGTTTTGCGATACTACAGATCACTCGGTTTATGTGAATTAGCAATTAGTGCTGGCGTGCCAATATTACAACATTTGGCTTTACGGTTATTAGAATTAGCTCAGGGAGCCCGGCCTTTAGGTGGAGTGGACAAAACTATGGCGAAAAGCTTTAATCCAGGCAGAATTGCCTATGCCGAAATACTCATGTCCACCAGATACTCTTTCCAAGCAGCTTTTGGGTTGTCACCCCGCGAACAAATGCTTATCGAGAGACGTATCTCCGGGCGCAACTATAATAATCAAATAGCCAGATTATTAATTGCGAAATACGAGACTTATCACCTCCATTAACACACGAGACTTACCACCTCATATTGTACTATTTTGTTTTATTTTAATATATATTTATTGTTTATTGTTTAATTAAATGAATGCCAACCAGCCACGACAGAAGAAGGGCACTCGTTCTCGAAAGAAGAAAGCTGCAAAAGCGCCTACAACAACTAAGAAGGGTGGTGGTGGCACTACAACTGTTTCTAAGGCGCCAGTCAGTATAAATGTCGTCACTAAAAACGTTCCTGCGCGCTTCCGCCAGGTTCGTGGCGGTTTTATTGTCACCCATAAGGAATACATTGGCGAGCTTACTACAAATGGTGTTGGTTTTGCTGCTACTAGTTATAGCATCAATCCTGGTTTATCAGGCTCGTTCCCCTGGCTATCGTCGATTGCTAATAGGTTTGAGTCTTATCTCTTTGACGATCTACGTTATATCTATGAACCCGTTTGCAATACTACGACTAATGGTTCCGTTATGATGGCAATCGATTACGACGCGGCTGACCCTACACCTTCCTCAAAAGCAGCCCTTATGTCGTATGCAAATGCTACTAGAGTTTCACCTTGGGCGCGTACTGTCTTTGACGCTAGACGTTCAGACCTTCGAAAGTTTGGCGTTCAGCGGTATGTGCGTGGTACTACTGCGCCGACTAATACCGACATTAAGACATACGACATTGGCAATTTCTTCGCAGCGACTCAAGGTACGGCTGCCGGGCAGGCCGCCTCACTTGGAGAGATTTACGTTGAGTATAGTGTTAGGTTTATGACGCCCCAAATATCTACAGGCGTATTTTCACAGAATTCCGTGACGCAAGCTGAATCACAATACTCTTCCATAGTTGTACCGTCGGGCACGGAAGCCGTTTCGTTGACAGGCGAGTACCGTGGTTCGGGCGTAGGGCCACTCTTGTGGTGGGACCCAGCAACAGCAACATCAATTACGCCCACACTTATTTTCAACCTAAACTCGCTTAACAACATGTTGATGAGCTTTAGGAGTGGTACCGGATGGCCGGGCGAGAGCGGAGGCTACAGGGCGCTAAACTTCTTCAACAACATAAAGTTTGGCACCTCTGTCGAGACGGCAACCTCATTTATGTGGGCCATCAAACAATTGGTCTTCGGTTTTGCCAGCCAAAATGCACCCAACAATTTGTTCGAGACCTACTTGCTACAAGGCACCAATGGTATTGGCAATAAAGACCAGGGTGGCATTTTCCCCTTGCCATTCAAGCGACCGACAACAGGCTCCTACACCGTTACCATGGCGGCAATTCCCGTTGCTGCCAATTACAGCGGTAACATACCATTGTTCTCCACCACTGGTACCGACTATGCCTTCCCACCTATCAACATCCCAACGTTTGGCAACTTTGCTTATACGAAGGCCGGTGAGAGGCAGCAGTTTCGTGACACCGTCAATATGGTTTACAAGCTCAATGCCAATGATGACCCCATATTGGAGTACGTAGACGACAAGGTGCGCAGCAAGTCTAAGTGGG